TGAGCCCTGCGTTCAGGATCTTCCGAGCAAGCCCGAATTGGTCAGACACGAGAACGGTTTCACCGTGGCGATTCTGCTTCCACTCGGTACGTGACACGTCCTCGCGCTCTCTCCATGTGAGCGTGCGCAGGCGGAATACGGTTCCGCTCTCGTCGTCCTTGAGCGTGTAGTCGAACTCGCCTAGGGAGGGCGCGGTGGGCATGACTAACTTGCCCACATAGACGTGGGCTCTCCTTTGGAACGAGACGCAGCGGCTTCGAGATAGCGCACAGCGACCATAAGGCCCGTCAGGTTGTCACCAAGAATGCCTATAGATGTGTTGCACGCGAGGCACAAAACCCCCCTTATGTATCCGTGCTCGTGATCGTGGTCCGGTACGAGCTTGCAGCCAGAGCGGCCACAGATTTGGCAACTCTTGTGGAGGGCAAGAAGGCGCGCAGCCTCGACAGGGTCTATGCCCTGCTTCGCGTGCAGCTTAGCGCGCACTCGAGCGTGATGGCGTTGCCTGTAACGCCTTCCAGACTCTATGGTTTTTTCCTTGTTGGCCGCCCTGTAGGCTCTCTCGCGCTCGAGTATTTGCTCACGAGTCCTTCCGCGCCTTCGGCCATTCTGGTAATCACGGAACTTTTGAGGGTCGGCAGCGTACTCGGCGGCCTTCATGGCAAGCGTTCTATCTCTGCGCTTTCTATACTGCTCTGCTTGATAGCCAGGATGAAGCAAGTACCACTGCGCAACGTATTCTCGATGCTTGCGTTTTTGTTCTTCAGTCTTCATCTGAAATACAAGGCATAGTCATTGTCAGTTAATACGGACCGATTCACAAAGAGCGTCAGCCCCGCCGCTTGCCGTCCCGCCCTCACGCTCTCAGAGTGCTCGCGGATCTGGCACTTCGTAGCCGCGATCTCGATTAGGTTCGGCGTCGTCCCAACGATGGCGGAGAACGTGACCTCCGTGCCAGCGCCAAGAAGCCCGTAATCGTCGAGGACGCTCGTCTTCTGGCGGAGTGGATCAATCACGATTTTAGGCTCGCGCCTGGAGATACGTGCCGCGATATATCCACTCGTCCCGCCGCTCGTCGTAGGGTCGGGGTCCACCTCAATGACGTTTCCAAAGTCGAGCGAGATCGAGGATGGAATACCGGCGACACCGTTAATCTGCACGATAGAATTCACGAACTTAGGCGCCGAGCTCGACTCGTAAGTAACCCCGGTGAAAAATGCGCCGGCGCCAATGAAGTCCACAGGCCCCTGAAACTCAGCCGAGAACCTCATGGCGTCGAGCGCGGCCATCGTGATCTTGCCCGTGCCCGCCGCCCCGCGGAGCCGATAGAGCTGGTCCTCGTTGGCCGTCCCCTGGTCGTTCTTCGCGGCCCGCTGAACCGTCAATGTCTTGAGGCCGCTCGAGCGCGGGCGGTACTTGACCGCGTAGGCCGTCGTCGCGCTCGAAGAGGTCGCGGATCCCGCACCCACGGTGATCGTGTCGCCGTTCGCGATATCCCCACCGGATGTGACAACGTAGCGGAGGACGCCGGCGCCGTTACGGTCTTGCTCGATCGTGCCAGTCTTCCCACCCGTCGCCGAGTAGGAGGCACCGGCAAGAAAGATGCCGCCCCCGCCTGTAATCGTGCCGATCGTTATCTGTCGGACTTGCTCCTCGATCAGCCCGCACCCCTGAAGATAAGGGCCGATCTTCGGAGCCGTGCCGAGCACGCCACTCGTCTTACACTGAAATCCAACGCCAATCGTCGCGAGCTTCCCCGCGACGAAGTCGGCTGCCTGCGCCAAGTCCTCCGCCACCTCGTCATTGGTAGAGCGCGGGTAATTCGTCCCGAACGTGAACTCGGAACGAAACGGCTTGAGAGCCACGTCCGCCGCGGCGAGCGTCTCAGCCGTCCCGGAGGTCGCCTCGAGCTTCGCGGCCAGTTGCTGGTTCTGTTCTAAGAAGTTGTCAGCCATGGCGCGTTTACCCCGAGGTCGGGTCTCCTATCTTTTCGTTATACGTAATAGAGAAACTTAGCTGCGGCCCCGGTAAGAGCACCTGCGACTCCGGATCTGTTATGTCCACGGTCCACTCGTGAAGGCGGCTGTTCCCGGTCCAGTCAGTAGCGAAGAGAGCGCGGACCATGTCCTCGATCGCCTTACCTACGTCTTCGCAGTTCGTCTTGTCGGCGAGCTTGAAGAGAATCTGGAAGGTCTGCTGGCGCGCGAAAGTGGCTACGTCGTCACCACCGGCCGGAGTGTTCGCGCCGCGGAGAATGATGATCTTCGGCGTGTCTCCGATCGCGTTGACGGAGAACTGCTCGCCGTCTTGCTCGAGGATCTGACGTTCCACGCCGACGAGCGTGTTCCCGTAGTTATAGGTGGCGTCGCCCTTGATCGCTTCGAGGCGGGTCTTGACTGCCTGGAAGAGCAGCTCTAGTTGGGAGGTAGCCATCAGGCGGCCTCCCTCTGGCCGCCCGAGCCGGCCTTCCTTCGCGTCGCGGCGAGAGCGAAGCGGATGCCCTGATTAAAGAGTTTGATCGCTGTGGGACGGAACTCTTTCCAGAGCGCGAAGAACCCGAGGAGGGGCCTATTGACGACTTGCTGCTCGAGGTGAAAGAGGAACTTGATCCCGCCACCCCGCGCCTCCGCAAGGAAGCGGCGGCCGTCCTTTCGGCGAATCACGAAGAGCCCCTTGACCTTGCGGCCCTTCGAGCCCACGAGATTAAAGCCCTGGCTTCGAGCCTGAAGAACGTTTCGTGTCTGGCGAAGAAGAGCCTTCGCTCTCTTCTGCTCAGCCTTGGATAGGCTCGAAAACGGCACGGCGAGGCCTCCACCAGAGGACCTGGTCGTACCTCCGCGCTCGTGAAGGATCGCGACCGGCGAGCGCGTGCCTATGTCCACCCTCAAGCGATCGAGCTTCGTACCCGTCACGTCCACGCGAAACTGGCGAGGGAGCCCGCGGTTCGTGGCGCGCACCCCAGGAGGACCGCGCATGCGCCTTGCGCGGTGGAATCCGAGATAGCGATACCCGATACGGTTCGCCACCCCCACCATGGCACGGTCAAGCTCCTGCGGCGCTGCCTTGAGGACGCGCAGGAGTCTTACCGCATCGATCTTTACGTCGAGCGCCATTTACTTGACACACCTGAGCTGATAGAGCCCGGAGCCTCTCGTGAGGACCTCGGACACCCGGTAAACTGGATTCGTTCCTCCCCCTGCGGGCTTGTCGGCCAAGAGCCTGAACTCGTCCTGGCCGATGGTTACTTTCACAACGTCCGTCCGCGAAACCACGAGCTCGATCGTGTTCGCGAGCACCTGCCCGATCGCATCGACCGGGTTCCGCGTGACCATGGCCTTTAGTGGGGACCATAGAGCCCGCCCGGCCGCGCGGTACTCTATGGCCTCACCGAGGGCATGGTTGGCAATGAATGTGGCGTTTGCTTTCTGGAGATCGGCGAAAGCCACTGGCGCTCACCTACTTGTGCTTGTGGGGCTCGTGCGAGTGATGCGCAGCTTTGGCTTCCTTCTCTTCTTTCTCCCTGGCTTCCCTGGCAGCGTCGTCGGCCGTCTTGTCCGCCTTTTCGAAGACCTCGTGGCACTTCGCCACGTCCTTCTCGAGGTGGCGCGCGGCTTCGAGCTCACGCTTTGCGCGGACGAGCGCTTTCGGATCATCATCCGGAGAACCTGAAGCCTCGAGGTTCGCGTGCGCCGTCTCTGCCTGCCTGACGAGGAGAGCAACGGCGTTACCCACAGCGTCGAGTTCGGTTTTAAAGTTCATGTGTTCGGTGCCTTTCGTTTCTCAGGTGAGAGGGCCTCACGGCATGTTCAGATACACGTCAGCCGTGGTGTCGCCGCTCGCCTTCGTCTTCGCGCAACGGCCCGCCAAGTTGTGCGTCGCGGCCGTTGTAGTGAGGCGATTGTTCGACACATCAAAGTAGAGAAGGTCTCCAGGCGATGCTGTATCGGTGGAGAGTGCGGCATACCGCACGACTACCCCACCGAGAAGGCATGAGACGCCATCCGCGCTGGATGCCGCGTCTGCCGTGAGGAGTGCTACGGGACTGAGGGCTGCGGCTGTTGGCGGGAAGACGATGATGTCTCCGCTCAGCTTCGCTGAGGCGATGTTCTTGCAGGTCCCATAGAGTGGGGCGCCCGCGTCTCGGACTACATTCTTAGCCATGAATCAGACTCCTTTGTGGACCCGGTAGGCCGGATCCGGTTATGAGCTCCCGAACCGGAGCCGGCTGCTAAGGGTCAGCCGGCCCCAGCCCGGAGGCTCTCTCTTCACTGCTACGCGCCCTTGGTTCTGGCCCAGCCGCGGTGCTCGATGAACTTCACTCCGAAGTCGAGGAAGACCGCCCACTGAGTACCGAGGACGTTGTCACCTTGGATTGTCATCATGGTCGGCATCTCGTTGCCGTTCAGGAACGCGACCTCGGCACCTTCCGTCACGTCCGGCGAGGCGACGAGGTACCAGGCCGTGCTTCCGTTTGTGGCAGCGTCAAGACGCGGCTCGACGATCAGCGTGAGCATGTTCGTGAACGGGTTCCGCGTGATATCGTTCGACTTCGCCGGATCGGCAATCGAGCCCACCGTCTGGGCCGCCAGGATCTCGAGCGCCGCTGGAACGAGGAGGAACCTCGGTTGGACGTTGAGAATCGGTGCCGTCTCGCCGGTAGTCACGAGACCCTTCTGGAGCCTCATGAGCTTCATGAGAGCTCCGAGGCCGGTGACCTCCGGTGTTCCCGTGGATGCGATGTAGTTCGATCCGCTCGTGTGCGTCGTCGCGAATAAAGCGACGCTATCTTCCGCCATCGTCGGTCCGACTCCGGACGCGGAAATCAGCAGGTTGTAGAACGTGTCGGTGACGGTTCGCGCCGCCTGATTTCCCATTCCAGTTGGGATGCGATCGAACGCGGAGAGGTCATCATTGATGATCGCCTGGCGGCCGATCCCGAAGCGCTTGGTGTAGGTGCCGATCGAGAAGCTCTCATTCACGTCCACCGTGGAGCCTTCGGCCATGGGTACTAAATCTGGTGTTAAAACCAAATTCCCCATATCGCCGAACTTGGGGCGGTTCAGCGGCTTGAAGTCGGCGGCGTTCCCGATCCTGACGAGCGGTCGCCACGTACTCGGAGCCTCTTGGTATGCAGCCAGAAGCCGCTTGTTGGCCGCGTCCTTCAAAATCGCTGGGAAATCCGAGGTGCTGTGGCTGAACGCGCGCGACATGAGATCCTCGCGCGTGCCGCGATCGGAAAGACCGCAGGAGCGGAGAGTCGTCCGCATGAGATCGAAGAGCGAGTATCCGCACACGTCGCGCGCCTGCTGATGCCTCGACTCCCAAGCCGAAGGAAGCTCGCCCTTCTCCTGACGAAGGCGGTTACAACGAAGGAGAAGACTGTCCGCCGCGGCGCGCCGGAACTTCGGCCTTGCGTCTTCCCCATACTCGATGCCGCTTGAGACCACAGGCGTCAGGGGCCGATCGCGCTTGAGCTGCTCAAGGATTTCGCCTCTTGCTTGCTCGACCGTGTAATTGTCGCGAATCATGACCACGATCTGATCGCGGTACTGTGGCCACTGGCCGATCATCTCTGCCATTTCGGTGGCACGCTCGCGCTCGCGAGTCTCCGCCGCATGCGCAAGCCGCACACTTGATTCGGTCGGAGGCGGCGGGGGATTTGTCGGCTCATCACCATTTGGCTTCGGAGCCGGCTTCGGGTCCTCCGTCGCCATGCGTAGCATGAACGCTTGCGCCTCTTCGTCGGTGGCGTTGGGATCGAGCCCTCTTTTGACGAGAGCATCCATAAGCTTCGGTTCCATCTGGAACTCCTTCTGTTCGGGCTCTCGCCCTTGGGTAGAGCGTCCGACTCCAACTTCTGAGTCAGCCGCGATAGGGGTCAGGGAGAATTCGAGAATCTTCCACTTGCTGCCGAGGTCCGCTGGCCCTTCGAACCTCTGCCCGCCAGGACTGAACCACTCCTCTCCGCGCTCAAGAAATTTCCACTCCGTCACCTTGAAGCCAACGGAAGCGCCGCGAAGACTGCCGCTTTGGACCTTCGCGAATGCCTCTTGAGCCCGAGCGTCTTTGTCGAAGACGATTTCCGCGCGCACTCGGCGAGATTCCTCGTCGATCCGTATGTTCTCGGGTCTCCCGAGAATCACAGCCGCATCATGATTGAGGAGGACCGCGCCAACGTCGCGCAGCGGCGAGATGTCAACGGAGCCCCTTTCGTGAACAAGAATCTGTGGTACCCCGCCGAACCTGATACCGTCCGTCTGACTCGAGATGCTTACAGCCACGCGCTGCTGCTCGATATCGATGTCCTCAGCACGAAGCGTGACGGATCGGTGAAAGACCTGATCCGGCCTTGCGAGCTGCTTCTGTCGCGATCTTTTTTTCATGCGTGACTTTCCTTCGCCCTTGAGGCAAACTGAAGTGCGAGTTGACTGGAATGGGAAGGACAGGAGATGACCGGCGATGACGGGAATGGAGTGGAGGGTACGGGAATAGAAATGACTGGGTTTTCTTTGTTCATCTAAGCCACCTCCGCCTCGTCCTCTTCGTCATCGGGCTGCTCCTCTGGAGCCTCCACTGCTTTGGGTTCCGGCTTCGGCTGCGCTTTAGCTTCGGCCTTTGCGACCATGTCGGGGAAGATTTCGAGCGTGAGCTTCTTCGCCGTGGCTTCCTTCTTGAACGCCTCGATATCCGTCAGCACCTGGAACCAATCGCGTCCGTGCTTCGCGGCGGCTTCCTGCGGCGTCATGAGGCCGGCCTTGATCGCCTCGATTTCTCCTGCCACGTCCTTCGAAGGATCGATCCAGTCCCAGCCGTCGGTAATCCAATCGGCGGCGCACATATCGAGGCGGCCGTAAGGAACGCGCCACATGCCCATGAGCGAGCCCATGCGGATGAACTCGGTCCATATCGGACAGTTGAATTGCCGGTTCAAGTCCTCTTGCTGAGGCTGCCAGTGCCGGCGGTCCTGGTTCTCGCCTTGGCGCGCTGAGAGGTACGTCACCTGCGACAGGTCGCGCGAGATCAGCTCATACGCGGCATCCATGCCGCGCCCGCACTGGCGAAGCAGGATCTGCATGAGCTTGTCTACCTGCGCGGGCTGGACGGATGAGTTGACCCCCTTGATGTCCTCCCCGGGATCGCCGTGGAAGATCATGCCGCCCTCGACGTAATCGAGGGTGTTCCCTTGCTCGTCCGTCTGCGGCGCGTTCCCGTCGGGTGAGGGGAACTGAAGCCCTTGTTGCCGCGTGATCATGAGCGCGAAGGCAGACGCCACGCGCTCTTTCGTGAGTACGAAGTCGAGGTATTGAGCGATCGCCTCGAAGGTGCCCGCGCACGTGAGAAAGCGAGTCATCCCACGGATCTGGCCGGGCTCAAGTGCATCAAAGATGTGGAGGATCTGATCCGCCGGGTAGCGGACAGGGTTCGCCTCGACGAGCGCCTGGTCGCTCGCGTTTTCTGGATAGACCCAGTACGCAGCAGGCCGGCCGTCCGCCCCGAACTCGATCCCCTGGACGACGTTCGGCGCCCGGCGGCGAAAGTTGTCGTTCGTCGCGAGCCGTTCGCTACGGATCAAATCAAGCGAGAGGGGAATCTCGCGGCCATCATCCACCGTAACTTTCCGAACAAGGATCTCGCCAGAAACAAGCTTCTCTTGCTGCACCATTCGCTGTTTCGCGTAGTAGTTCTCAGCCTCAGCCCAGCGCTTCCAGGCCTCGTCCACGCGGTCGTTAAAGTCGGTGAGTGGCTCATAGAGGCGCGGCTTCATGACGCGCGATTGCGGACGAATGCCGCAGCCGATGAGGTTCGCCACGATCGAGTTGACTACCCCGCGCGCGTAAGGGTTGTGGCGGTAGAGCTCGCGCGCCTGAGAGCGGGTGATGGCAAGATCGCGCTTCGCCTTCTGGTTGATTGTTTCTTGCGCCTTGGCACGCCACCCGGAGGTACGATCCGATGGGCCGGCAGGGAAAGAGCGCTTGATCAGCTCGAGGCGCGCGCGCGCCATTGCACGTTTCAGCGCCCAGGTGGGAGCTATGCGGGAGAGAAGACTCATCCGCCAGGCCTCAAGTTCGCGAGGTGAAGGCGCGAGCCGCCGTTCGCCGCGATAGTCTCGTCAGCCGCCTTCTTCTTCATGTCCGCCTCGAGCTTGAAGAGCGTCTCGAGCGAGCACATGGAGAGGCTCGTCCCACCGATCGAGTAGCTTTCGACCTCGCCCCCGTTCAGGCGCGCAGTGATTGCCGCTTGTACCTTCGCGAGGGTATCGGCATAGAAGCCCATGGCGCGAAGTGTTGCGCCTACAGAACCGCCCCGAAATAGCCTTAGTGCATTACTGCACTATTCTTGCAAAGTGCATTACTGCACTGTGGCTTCCCAGGTCTGGAATTCACGGGCGCAGAAGAGGCACTGCCTCACTCGCATCTTGTTCCTGTAGGTTCTCTTCACTGGGTGGTTGCCAACCTTGTGGCACCACTTGCAGGCTATGCCTACGTGCGCAAGCTGCTTCTCCGGCGGCTTCTCTTCGATCTCGACTTCCTCTTTCTTTTTCTCCTCGAGCACTGTATCGGGCATAGGGTCTCCTCTGTTCTGGGGGTGGGCCATTCGGTTGTGGGGGTGTTTCACTTCTTTCCCTTCGCGTGCTCCAGATCGGACACGTCGATTAGGTCAATCTCTACAAGTCCAGGAAGCCGCTGATAAAGACGGCACTCCGCCTCTATGCCGTCCGTAAGCGCGCTCTCTCGATCTACGGCAAGTTCTATCCGAGTGATCGTCTTAACGACGAATCCCTTCACGGCTGGGATCTCTTCCATGACCTGCCTGATATGGCCCTCGATAGAATCGCGGAAGCTATCGAAGGTCTCGGTTGTGACCGGCCCAGTGATCTCTATGTGCTTTGTCACGGCTTCCACTCCGGCGGCGACTCGCCGCGCTTCCACCAATACTCGGGGTTGGACTCCTCGATCATGCTGCGAACGCACTTGAGCGTCATCTGGTCTGGGTTCTTCGAAGCCTCGAGCCTCTGAAGAAGGCTGCGAAGCAAGAACTGGGTGAAGATTCGCTCATAGCATGCATGGCACACGTCAAAAGCCCACTGCCGGTAAGGTCGGCGGCAGTGCTGGCAGATGTGGCGGTTCACTCTGGGAGCTTCTCAGGCTCGGGAACAATGTCAGGCTCGAAATGGGCGGTCTCCGGCGACCTCAAGCTCTCCTGCGCCTTCCGCACCTCTCTCGTAAGCGCGCGGATCTCCTTCCGGAGCTGTTGAATCTCTTTTAGCAAGGCCTTCTCAGACGCTGACTGTCTCATGTGGCCTCCTTGGCGAACACACCGTGTCTTCACCCGATCCACCTTGCGACCATGAACCCCAGGTAGAACCAGCTTCCCCATACCCAAAGCTCGAAAGCGACGATACGCCACAGTCCATGCGCCCTCTCAGGTTCGATGTGGAGGATCATGCCAGGCTTAATTTCTTCCAAGTTTAGTTCTTCTCTTCCAATGCTATCTTTCAACTGAAAAACCTCGTCTTTATCTGCTGAAATCGCGGCCTTTTGCGCACGTTAGAACCCATTGCAGCGTCCTTAGACTCGCTTAGAGCCTCTTTAGCCTCACTTCCACGCGCTGCAGGGGCAACGTAGCGGTGCTCAACGTCGAGAATGTCGGCGGCTACTAGCGAGTACGTCAAACAGTCGAGAAGATGGTTCGGAGCCCCCGCAGGGATCCTCCTCCACGGAAAAAGCACGCGCCCAGTCTTCTTGTCTTGCTCCCTCACCCGCTGCTCGCTGATGACGTGCTCGTAGAACTCCTCGTCGAGTCCTCCGATAGTTTCGCCGAGCTCGTTCACCACTCCTGGCAGGTGCCACGCGCTGGGGTCCTCGTCCCGCTGGCGGATAAGCCGGTGGAGCTTCGCCTTGTAGTACCCCGTATCGATCATGACGAGCGGCGAAACCGTCCCGTCCGCGTGCTGGTGCTTCGACACCGTGAACGCTCGCTGAGGCGCCGCGGCACCCTTCACGGCCTGGCAACCCGTCCGCCGGCAGAACTCGAACACTTCATCCGTCCTGTACCCCATGTCGATCAGGACGCACTTGACCGCGACGGGATCGGCCCCGGCCAGGTAGCGCGAGTGGAAGAGCACCTGATTGAGCGCCTCCCAGCCTTCGACCCGGCCGGCGCGAATGACCCAGCTCTCGCCGAAGGCGCCCCAGGCCTGAATCACGTACCAGAGGTGATCGAGCTGAACGTCCACCCCGGCCGTGAGGACGTGCGCCTCTGGTGGCACAGTCCCGATCTCGTAGCCACCAACCCGAGCGCGGACGTGGGCGGCCGTGACCTCATCAACTTTGTCCTCCCAAATCTCGGCGAGCCAAGAGTTACGGAAGTTCATGAGCTTCGAAGGGAACTTCTCGGAGCGAAGGAACTCGGCGGCTATATGGCTCCACGATAGCCACGGCGAGTAAAGCGCCGAGAGGTGGTAGCCAGACCTGCGCCGCGGCGGGATCTTCCCCTCCACTTTCCCATCAACGATCTCGCAGCCCTCGGGCACCCACAGGCCCTTCCTCAGCATGGGCGCCTTGTGGCGATCGAGGATCTTCCCCTGGCACCCCGCGCACTCGTACCAAGCCGGCTTCTCGTCGAGGATCTTCTCGGGGTCGCGCATGTCGGCAGGCCACTTGATCCCTGGCGTGCCAGGATCCTTCAAGCCGAGCACAAGCTGCTGGAAGTGGCCGCAATGGGGGCAAGGCACCTCGTAGCGACGACGGTCCGACTCCTGGTACTCGCGCCAGATATACCCCCGCTCCGTGGTTGGCGTCGAAGTCTTGAGGATCTTCCGGTGAACGAAGGTTCTCGTTCGCTCCCGCGCGAGCGCGATCGGATCCGCCTCTTTCCCCGAGAACGGCGGATACTTGTCCGTCTCGTCGAGAACGAGGATCCCGATAGCCCTCGAGGCAAGCGCCGCGGGAGAGTTGGCGCCGGCGAACGTGACCACGGCACCGTTCAGTCTCAGCGCCTCGCGGGTCATGTCGTGCGAGGCGCCCGTAAGGTGGCGCGCGAGCGCAGGCGACTCGCGAATGATCCGCTGGTAGCGGTCAGTGTTGATCGAAACCGCGTCGTCCTCCCGCGGCATGACGTGGAGCGCGGGCCATGGGTCCTGGTCCACGAAGTAGAGGACCGCGAGGATAGCGGCGAGGGTCTTCCCGACTTGCGTGGAGAAACAGAGCGTGATTTCCTCGACTTCTGGATCCGTGACGGTGCGAAGGATTTCGCGCAAGTAGGGCGTGCGGTCCAAGGACAGCGGGCCAGGCTCCGAGGAGACGGAGCGCGGAAGGATCACGGCGCTCTCCGCCCAGTCGTCGATCGTGATCTCGGGCGGGGGCAGGATTGCGGCGGATTCGTAGTCGAGGAGGATGGTCACAGCTTCGCCAATCTCGTCAACTGCTCCCTTGCCACAGCCCGGATAATCACCTTCATTTCCTTCGCCGTGAGCCCCTCGAGCCGCGGCGGAAGATACTGCTCGAGCGCAAGGAACCCGCGGCGGAAGACCGAAATGAGCGCGAGGCGGTGCTCTTTGACCTCGGCGTGTGGGACGTACTCGCCGCGTTCGATCGCAAGCTGGAGCTCCGCAAGGGCCGCCTTGGCCTCCTTCTCGTCGGCTTGGGCCTTGAGGAGGCGTTCCGCATCAGAGCCCTCGGAGGGCTCGCGGCGATCGCGCCTGGACCTCGGCTCCCGAACATTCCGCGATGCCCACTCGAGCATGGCCTCCGGATCCCAGCCTTGAGCCGTCTTCCCTGGGCATCCACGCGATAGCCAGTCGTCGATCGTAACTGGCGATCTCCCAAGGAGTTTCGACAACTCTCCCTTGGTGCGTGCATACTGCTTCTCTGCCAGAGCTGCCTCGCTCATGTCCTAAGTGCCTTGGCCATCATGGCTTGGGTGAGTTGAGATTTTCTTCGAAAGCGCGCAGCCACCGGCACTTCTCCGGCCCATGGCTGGACTAGGACCCCCATGATTGCAATCCATATGAGACTGTAGCAGTGTTCTGTCATGGTGGGCGTGGTGGTTCATGCCAATCAACAAGCTCTAACCTTTAGCTTTGCGCAATAGTCTTTGTTCTGACCTAGACTGGTAACTATGTTGAGCTTTACCTCATAGTCTTGGTCGATAACTCCACCTGTAGCCTTGCTCTCTACGAACCTACCATTTATAGCTGCTGCACCCCATACAACATGAGATCCTCCAGTGGGAGTAGAAGATACTGTCGCAGTTGTAATTGTCTCCCCTGTAGCAAGATGGTCTGCCGGTACCTCCCATGGAAAGATACTAGCCTCAGTAGGCGTCTTGAGGAACTCTTCTGCCGCCCATGTTGCCATGGTCTACACTCCCAGTGATTCCTTGAGCGCCTCCACTTTGGGGATCAAGGCCTCCACCCTTGCGCGTGAGTACTCGAGCATGCGGGTATACTCCTCGCGCTGAGCCTTGCCACGCTCATCCTCCCCATCGCAGAGTGGTATCATGTGCTCTGCCCTGTCGCCGTCGTAGGAGACAGCAAGGAGTTCTTCTGCAAGCGCCATGTACTCATCGACGAGCTTCCTTTTCTCAGGCTTCCCTACCGTGGCCCTAAGCAGGGCAGGCCTTTCCCGGTAGAGGGCTTGCGCCTGAGATTCGTACTCTGCTTTTCGTCCCTTGAGATCCATTTGACCTTACCTTTCTTGTCCCCTGTTGTTGGTTGGCTCTCCCAAAACGCGCTGTGTTGGCCACCCAGCATGCACCCTGTAAAGGATGGTCCTCAGCTTGATCCCAGTGCGCTTTGCCCAGGAATTAGCCGACATGGTTTCGCCGTCCATCGTGAGCGGCACCCTACCTCCGCCCTTATGGCGTTGTGGTTTTGTGAGGGCCTTCTCCACAGACCATCCAAGGCAATCCAGCCGCGCCGATATCGTAATCCTGTTGATTCCAGTTTTTCTTTCCCAGTCTACAAGGTCAAGTGTTGTGCCGTTAAGAGTGAGAAGTCTTACGCGACGGCTGTTGTATGACTGCTGTTTTGGCGTAGCCCATCGCACGTTGCCTGGTTCGTAACCGCGATCGTTGTCGATTCGGTCTATCGAATGCCTTGGTGTTGGAGCACGGCCCACGTGATCAAGAAACGCCTGGAATGAGCCGCGCCATTCGGGACAGACCGAGATGCCTCTGTCGGCGTAGTTCTTTCTGTCTTTGTCCGTGACTGGTCGATGGCATCTATCAATCATGTGAGCCCAGGCACGGTATTCTTTTGTCTCACCAGAAGCCAAACAATGACCGTGTTGCAGTTTTGCCATTTCGAATCACGAACCCCCTATCGAGATATCAAGATCACCTGCCGGCACCTTTGCCGTATCGCCGTTCAGGACGGGCTTCGCTACGGTGAGAGCCTTGAACCCAAGGAACGTGCCTGCTGTGGCCGCATCGAAGAACACCATGTGGGTCAGGTTGACCGCAGAAAGCCAATTCGCCGTTGCCTGCGGGAACGCCTGTTCCGCGTTGGTGGTGTTAGCCGATGACGCAGCGGCATCGAACTCAGCAGCCGTCACCTGAACGCGGGCGTAACCGTCGCCTGTCGATGGCTCCGTTACGTTCCCTCCGGCTTTCGTTGGCGTTGTGGACGAAAGCCCTATCCATGTAGCGTTGGCGGTACGAGCCGCCCATGTCGCCTTTGTGACGAAATGGTCCAAAATACTATTGTCGATGGCTGTGCTGAAAGGCATTTGTTCCTCACTTCTTGATCGTCCATGTACGGCCCCCTTCGGGGTGCCATGTACGGCCTGGGCTCTTCGGTCTCCAGGTACGCCCACCCTCTGGACGCCACGTGCGCCCTGGGCTCTCTGGCCTCCACGTGCGCCCACCCTCAGGGCGCCAAGTATCTTTTATTCCTTCGACGAACTCTGGAACGCTCGTAACCGTGATATCAGCCAATAGACTCGCGAGCGCTTGGAGGTTCGCGGCAATGTTCGCGTCCCTGCTAATGCTTGCGGCGAGAAGCGCGTCTGACACCATGGACACGAGGATGCCGCGGTCAAGATTGACATTGGCTGATAGATTAGCGTCACCTTGCAGAGCTGCGGCAAAACCCCTGTCAATCACTACAGCCGCAATAAGGTTCGAGTGCCCTTGTAGACTCGCAGCGAGTCGCCTATCCACGCTCAAGAGCGCGGCGATATCGGCAGTGGAGTTCAGGCTCGCGGCAAAGAGCTTCTGCTCGAATACGGTGAAGTCGGCGGCCAAATTCGCATCGGCCGTCAAGGCGGCAGTGATCCTCCGGTCCACCTTGACCACCGAGAGCAGGTTCGCGTCCCCCGACATGGACGCGGCAATGCGCCTGTCAGCGGCAAGCGAGTTCACGAGGTTCGAATCGGCCTGTAGGGCCGCTGCCATTCTCCGATCCACGTTCACAAAGCTCGCAATGTCTGCCGTAGCGAGCAGGCTCGCGGACAGATTCACCTGACCGTCTATCGTGAGCGCCGCTTCGAGGTTGGCGTCGCCCTGGAGCGTGACGGATAGATTCCTGTCAACCTTAACTATGGTGCCGAGGTTAGCGTCACCTGTGAGCGAGGCCGCAAGCGGCCTGTCGGCCTTGAGAATGGCGCCAATGTCTGCAGTGGCCGTGAGTGCCACTTGAAGACGCTTATCCTCGATAATAAGCGCTGCGAGGTTGGCGTCGGCTTGGAGCGCGGCCGTAATGCGCCGATCCACCTGAACGAGAGCTCCAAGGTTCGCATCGGCTTCGAGTGGCGCCGCGAGCCGCCTGTCTACGTTAACGAGTGAGAGGAGATTCGAGGTCGAAAGGATGCTTGCCGCTATCGTCCGATCCGCCCTCAACATGGCAGCGAGGTCAGCCGTGGAGGTAAGAGCAAGGGCCAGCGGCCGATCCGCATTGACCTTTGCTGCAAGATCCGCCGTGATCGTCATAGAGACAGCGAGGAGCTTCTCGCTTATCGCCGGGAAAATGGCGGCTTCAGCCAGACCACGTGACCAGAATTGTCTCGTGCCAGTATCGTTACCGGACTTCCTCGCCCCCCTGAAGACGAGCCCTCTTATCCAGAACTTTTGCGAGCCCTGCGGGTCTGAACCGCCGGTAGGACTAGTGACATCGATACTCGATACGATATTCGCGTCCCCGATAAGGGACACGGCAAGCGGTCTATCAACGTTCGCAAGCGACTGCAAATCTCCAGTGGACGTTAGAGCGGCCTGGAATCTCTTGTCCTCGATGATCCTTGCGGCGATATCCGAAGTAGCCTGGAAGGCGATCGCCAAGGCTCTATCGACGTTAATGAGCGATGCATGGTCTGCGGTCGCCTGGAGATTTGCTGCAATCGCCCTATCGACCCTTGCCATGGCGGCAAAGTCGGATGTTGCGATGAGGCTGACAGCGAAAGTGACCTGGCCCTCAACGGTCAACGATGCCAGTAGGTTCGCATCGGCTTGGAGTGCCGATACAATTCTTCTGTCAACGTTCAGAAGACACGAATAATCAGAGGTCGTAGCAAGGTTAGCAGCTATAGCCCTGTCCACCGCTGCCATAGCAGCAAGATCCGCCGTCGCCTGGAGGATCGCCGCTATGGACCTATCCATACGGGCCACGGCGGCAACGTCTGACGTTGCGACGAGGCTGGCCGCTATGAGCCTATCCACCTGTGCCGTTACGGATATGTCGGACGTAGCGACGAGGCTTGCGGCGAAGGTGACCTGACCTTCGACTGTTATAGCCGCAAGCAGATTAGCATCAGCTTGGATCGTCGCGACCAGTCGCCTATCGACGCTCACTAAGGCGGAGACAGTTGCGTCGGCGGTAAAGGTCATTGACAGCGGCCTGTCAACGTTTACCCTTAGATCCAAGTCGGCAGTGCCGGATAGTGCAGCCTGCAGACTCTTGTCCTCTATGAGGCGCGCGGAAAGGTTGGCATCGGCCTGAAGAGTCGCAGCAAGTGGCCTATCAACTGCGGTCGAAACCGCAAAGCTAGAGTCCGCTTGGAGCGCAGCTTGGATCTGCCTGTCAGCATTGGCGTTTACAACAATATCTGCAGTGCAGGTCATGGAGGCGGCCATGAGCCTATCAACGCCGCCGGCTGCAGAGCCGAACGCCAAGTAGAGTATCTCTCTTGATGTAGCGTCTACTGTAGTGTTGTTGATAGTGAACCCTGAAGCATCCATGGAGACGAAGTCGGCAGCCGCATCTACGGTCGGTGTGCCCTCCGTCATCAGCTTCAGGCATTTCGCCCTATCGAGATCAGCGTCGGTAACGCTGAAATTCTGACCGTCTAAGTCCCCGGACCATATCGACGCTCTCTGCGTAGAGCTAACTGCAGCGCCGATTGTCAGACGCGAAAACGATCTAGATATGGTGGAGGATGCAAGGTTGGTGCTCTTGAAGAGAACCAACTTTGGAGTAAAACCTACGCCTGTAATAGCTTGATTGCCTGTCGATGTGTTCTGATTGAAAGCCCCTACATCAAATTGCCCGCCCTTAATGGCAATGTATCCAACCAGAACTGCCGTGGTACCCACCACGGACCAGTTGAGCGTGAACCCATTCGTATCGAAGGAGACGAAGTCCGCTACGCGCGGTATTGTGCCGGTTCCGCTCAGGTTGTTGAATGCCGAATCTGTTCTCTGGTAAGAATATGTATCTGAGCTTCCCTGCGCATCCTCGCGAAAGAGAGTACTGCTATTTCTCTTGGTCGTGCTTCTTATGAAGTGGAGACCAAATGGCGAGTTGGTCGCATTGCCAACCGCTGTGGGGAATGAGGTCGATACGCAATCGAACAGAATCAGCGCGTCGGGTTGAAAGCCAGGGTCCGTTACAGCAGAGTTGCCGGTGGCTGTTGGGGTCGAGAACTGCCCGACCTTTGCGTTTGTTACGTCGCTTCCACCCAAAGCTACGTAGTTGACTATGCGCGCTGTGGCGTCAACCGTTGTCCAGTTGACGGTGAAGCCGCCAGAGTCCATGGAGACGAGGTCGGCCTCGGCTGCTAGTACCGGCGTCCCGGCCGTGAGGAAGCTGATGCACTTCGTGTTCTCGTAACGGCGATCGCATTCTGACGTGCCGACGTTGTCCGTCGAATTCACGGCGACGACGCCGCGCTGCGATGAGGAACTAGCAGCCCCAAAGAACTTAGACGCTCCGACAGCGCTCCCATCTGCAGTAAGGTAGTTACCAAAGAAGATCACGAGCTTCGGTTGAAAACCAACGCCGGTGATTGCCTGGTTTCCCGTGCTTCCTGGTTGAGCGAAACTACCTATGAAGGCGTCCACTCATGGCCTCTAAGTAAATGCCCAGTCGTCGCAATTGACAACCCCGTTGACATTGCTCGAATCGACGACGAACTCAAAGACCCCGTCATCGGTCGCTGTTGGGGTCGCCACCCCAGCAGCATTCAACTGTTGCCACAAGGTATCGTCCACGGCTTCGACCCCGATCAACGTATCGGCAGTAACACCCATAGCTGGATTCTTCTTCAGCATGATTCGCGGCCGGGTAGCCTGGGTGCCATTGGCCCCTGACTTCTTCACCCAAACCTTGGGTATGGTGGACTGGCCGTTTTGAATCGCGATGGCAACAGGGCTCGACTCGAGGCGCGTCGTCGAGTTCGGCGTGAGCTTCTCCGTAGGCTGCGCACCGCCGGTTCTTGGTGTGGTCACACTATCGAGCTCGACTATGCCGTAGGGGAAATGGGTCTTGTGCTGACCGTTCGTCTGGTCCGCGCGCTGCATGCGGATCCACGATCCGGCAATCATGCTCGCCGCGCCTGCGACTTCGGTGGTCGATCGAAAGGCGCAGTTCTCGAAAAGCGCCTGGACGAAGGAAGAGCCCCCGATTTCTATGTCTCCAACACTATGCGTTGTCTTCCCGCCAGAATCAGGGCTCGTTCCGAATGTAGTGTTGATAAAGGAGAGGCCGGCCCTTGACCCGTCAGCAATCGAGATACCAGCCTCGTGTACTGCACCACCACCCGTCTTACTGTCCCCGTCGATCGATGCATTCTCCACAACGAAACTGCCGACAGAGCACTGGGTCCCGTACATCTTGATATTGTCGTAGCACCCAAAGAGTATCAGCCCCTTACCGCCGGCGAGGCCCGTGCCGTTGAACGTGATCCCCATGAGTGAGCCACCTGGTTGCAAAATGCATATCCCGCCCTGGCTCGTAGCGTCCGCAGAGCTAGCCCGGTAAATCGTCGTATTAGTGAAGGTGAGGTTCTTCACCTGGCTCTGGAAAATGATCCCAGCGCGGCGCGAGTTGTGGATCACGAGCCCCGTCACTGTCCAGGCCGTTGGGTTATTCGCGCGCGTTACTGCGAGCCCGTAGAAGCCGCCTACGATTGTGTTCGAATCGAAGGTTACTAAGTCCCCAAGGATCACGTTATGAATGGCGGAGGAGGAGACGCGCTGAAGGAAGACATTCCCCGTGATCGTGATCGTCCCTACGCCCGTCGTCTGAGGTATGGTGAGCCCGTTCCCGCTACCTGCAGGAGCCGCGGTCCTCCCAACGAAGTTGAAGGTCACGCAGTTCGTGATAGAGACGTTCGCGACTCCGGCTCCGGAGAGGAAGAGCCCGTTACTTGAGAACCCGTAGAAGGAGCAGCGATCGAAAGTCGCCGAGCCCGTCGTCGTCTCGATCTCGATCCCGCGCTTCCCGGGAACCGTAGTCCCGAGATCCGCGAACGAGGCCCATGAAGCGTTGAAGACTGCCGTCGGATAAAGCCGGACGTATCCCACAACCCCCGTTGTCGGGGTGACGTGGGTCCCCTGCTGCGTAGCACGGACGCGGACATTGCGCGTGAGGAGGACCACCTCTCCTTTCACGTCGTCAGTGCCCTGGTGAGCGAATGCGGTCGCCCCTACCGGGAGCGATGTCGTCCCGGCTCCTGTCAGGGTACGCGCTTCGCATTGCTGGTCCGTGTCCACCCGGACCGTGGCGGCGATAGCTATCAAGTCGCCCGAGGCCCAGCCCGTATTGTCGGCCACGTCGAGGCTCGTGGATCCGGCCGCCTCGTCGGCAGTGAGCTTCGTTCTATCGAAGGTCTTTGTCGCGCCGTAGGCGTTCCACGTCCCGCGACACTCGATCCCGGCCGTACCGTCCGCGCCCAGCGATGTAGAGCCGAGCTGAATCTCGCAGCTCGAGGTCGAGGGCATCCTCGTCCCGCTCGTCCCCATGTTGAGCGTGCCGCCCTCGGAGATCGTGAGCACCCCCACGGTCCTGAGAATGTAGTTCGTGGATGCCGCCGTGAGGGACTCGAGCGTCCCGCCGCTTCCAATGTCGATGGGTCCATAGTCAACCCCCGCCGTCGTATCGATAAAGGCCTTCCGGGTGTTCTGCGTACCGGCTCCGGTCTTCTCCCCGCAGATCCAGAATCGATCGGCCGCGGCAAGGGAGCCCGGGGACGTGACGAGGCGGAGTAGCCGGTTCCAGTTGCTCGCCGTGCCGTTCCTCACCATCGTCACCTGGGAGCTCGCCGAGGTGGAAAGACCGATGGCGTAGCTGTTCCCGGATGTGAGCGGTCCTATGGTTCCCGAGAATTTCAGAAAGACCCAGCCGCCATTTAGCGGCAGGTCGGCAACGTTGACCGTGACAACACTGCCTGCGACATCGGAGGCGGGAGAGTTCGTCTTTCGGACAACGAGCCTGAAGGTGCCAGAGGGGGATGCGGACCTCGATAGGACTTGAACGAGCACCCCGTCGTAAGTCCCTGAATCGCCAGTCCACGTTGAAGAGTAGAGTACAGTCGTCGTGAGGAGCGTCGAGAGCACGCCGGCAATCTGGGGCTGCCCCGTAACGACGCCGCAGCTGTACCACGACCCTACGGCCGAGAAGTTCACTGCATCCGAGCGTAGGATCAGATTCGCCATTTACGCCTCAGCAAAGCATCTCCTGCCCGACTGCGGCGGCAGGATCGCCAGCACGGAGATAGGCTAAAAAGCCCTCGACAATCGCCGGCAGGTGGATCTCTGAGGCCGTAGGAATCTGCGCCTTTGGAACGAGCACGAACGAGCCGCCGCCATAGTTAGTCGCACTGATGAGGATCGCAAAGCTCACCCTCCAATCTTCACCGGCATCCTCGACTCCTGTAATCTTGATACGTAAGTTGCCGCTGATCGGCTCCCTACGCTGTAGCGCCCCTATGTCGATAGCTTGCGGAAGTGCGCCAAAGGGGAATGACCGCGGCCAGCCCTTGCCTTTCATCAACACGCCGACTCTCCAGTCGCGCCCGGTCTCGTTCGTGATCCGCCCGCGAAACTCAGGATCTGCTATAACGTCGTTCGGGCCAGCGGAGATATTCGTCAACTCCCTATCGCTACGGTAGGCATTATAGTCCGCCATGGATACGGCAATGTCTGAGCCTGCCAACGTCTGAATATCGGGGTTCATGTCATAGAAGATGTTATTCCGTATGATGGCGTTCCTGAGGACTGCAATGTTCGTCTCGACGTTGATACCTATGGCGCCCTCTTCGAAAACGTTATTCTCAATCAATGCCCAGCGCGCCGTAGCCGCGGTCTTGAATTCGATGTGCTCCGCAAAGTTGAAGAAGCAACAAGAGCGCACTATGAGGTTCGGAGAGCCCGTGATCTCGATGCCCGTATGCGCTGTAGATGTGACGTGCGATAGATGCGAATTCTCGATGAGAAGAATGGTCGGGGACCCGGCGCAGAGTATCGCAGAATCGGAGCAATCACGAATGCTGAGACTATGGAAGTGCAACCTGCCCGTGACACTGGAAATAATCGAAATCCCATAAGTCATGACTTCGCCGGTAGTGTTGAAGTCACAATCTGAAATAACAATGTCCGTCGCGTTACTCGTCTCTAATACAATACCTGCAAGACAGTTCGAGAAGGCTAGGCCACTAATCGACTGAAGTGCGCTCGATAGCTTGAAGATGTCGTTAGTCGCGTTGCCTTTGATGAGGGGCTTCCCGCCACCAGACCCGCGTATCGTGATTCTGCCGCTCGTAAAATCCCCAGCGCCCGCGAGGTTCCTCACTGCCGTCGTCGTGTAGAACTTGTCCTCGACGTAGGCGAAGTCGATGATCCAACCTGGCTTCACGTCCGCCCAGAGCTGGGCAGAGTTATCGATGTCGAGCCGGTATCCGCCGACAGCCCAAGCGACAGACGTGTTGACGATGAGCGAGTCCTCGATGGTGAATTGCCGCGGATCTTTAACTGCGGCAGTAGTGACTGTCGTCCCGGCATTGTCTTTAAGAGTTATCTGCGCCCCGGAATCGACGGTGAGGATTTCCGAGTAGAGATCGACGCCCCCCGCGCCCGCCCCGATGACGCGTACCACGTCGTCGGTTGCCATGCCAGTCGTGGACGGCATCGAGGTCACCTGAGGGAGCCCGCTCGTCATATTCCCCTGAGAACCTTGATCTGTGTCCTTGACTGCCGTGATCTTCGACCAGCGCCGGCCGCTCGCTTGCTCAAGCCAAAGGGAATGGAGCCCGGTAGTGTCCACTCCGGAGAAGTCCGGGGATGTGCTATCGAAGAACCCGACGCGGGTACCGCCGGCGGAGACCCTGTTCCGCGCAATCGTCCCAAATTGTGCCGTCTCGGGCCCGGCGCCGGAGGCCTCCGTGTCCGAGCCAAGGAGGATGTGGAACTTGATAGTCGGGTGGTTAGCCATCGCTCAGCATCAGGCCACCCCAAGCCGCGTCTTAAGCGCCGCAACGGATGCCAAAGGAGGAATCCCTTCGCGCACGAACATCTCCGCCAGGCAGAGCACCTCGTGAAGCACCTCGGCACGCATCTGCCCGTTACGCGTGATCCTGATGTTCCCGCCGTAGTAGAAGGCGTCGTCGGCGGTCGCCGCGGACTTGCAGCGCACTCGCAGGATCTTGAGGCCTGCGGCCATCGGGCTCGTGGCCGGCGTGAAGGTCTGGGTCTGGTTTTTGTTGTCGCCGACTCCGGACGTCGAGAGGACCCCGATCTGCGCCGAGTCCGTCTCGTTCCAGAGCTGCCAATCGAGCTGCCCCGCGGAGAGCTGGTTATAGCGGAGGTTGAGCTCGAGTCCCGTGATCCCGAAGCACTCGAGCCGCACGTAGCCGAGCGACTTCGCGGCCGGGATCGTGTCGTAGGCCGTGCCTATGTTGGTGAGGGTCACGCCGCCAGGGAGTACGTAGAGTTCCGGCAGCGGAAAGAACTTGGCCTTTAGATTGTCGAGGTCGGTCTCCTCTGAGGCGGAGAGCGCGAATGCGGCAATGACCTCAGCGCGAGTCATCTTGCCTCGGTCCCATTCTCCGAGGCAGGCCATGAATTGATGGACAGGGATCTTCGGGGTCGTCTCGTCTGCCGGCACCAATCGATCCCAGAGACTCATGCCTCGAGCTCCGGCTTGACGTTCGGATCCAAGGTGGCGTGGCCAGCATCAACGAGAGCAAGGCCCACGTCTTTTCCGTCAGCGAATACGCGAGCGAGCCAGCGCCCGTATTTGTCCCCGGCGTAGGTCCAGAGCTTGACGACCTTGCCGACGGGAAGGAGTTGCGCAAGGAAGGCTTTCGCCTCGAGTCCGCGGGCCTTCTCGGCGCCCACCACCTCCGGCGCATTCACGCCGTAGAGGCGGAATGGAGCCGTGTAGGTTTGATAGAAACCCACGTCCACCTGAAACCAGGCGGTATCCCCATCCGTCACGCGGACAACTTGCGCCCTGTCGTATCTGTACCGGGCCGTGGTGAGGGTTACACCCCTCGGCTCGTCCGCATCATCGTAGAGGAGCGGCATGGCTGGAGTGTGACCAGCCGTGCGGAGTTAGCAACGGGCGAGAGTATAGGGTATATACCCTATACCACTTTTGGCGGTGTACTCTTGAACCGCTTCCCGCAGTTGGGACAGACGTGCCTCCGCTTACGCTTTCGCGTGCTCACGGTCAAAGCAGGTTTCCCGCACCGTGGGCAAGGAGCCATGGCTATCTCTTTTGGCGGAGGCTCCCAGATCAGAGGGCTGTCCTCGTCTTCGGCGCTCTTCACTTCACCTTCCAAACGTTACGGTGCCCCCAGCATGTCCGCGATCGTGTTCCCCGGCACCGTGCCGATCTGCCAGTAAGTAAACATGACCTCGCGCACGTATCCGACCGTGAAGTCGCCGCTCTTCCTCCCCGGGTTGTAGCATCCTATGCTCGGGTTCAGGTCCTGGACCGTCTCGCCGTTCAGAATCCTCGGGTTACAGGTCGGGCCGCTGTGATTGAAGGGCGTGAGCACGCCGTCCCTGTAGACCTTGAGGAACCCGTCGGAGCCGGGAGACCACTTGACGTGAATCAGGATCTTCGACTCCGAGCGCGGCGGCCTCCCGATGTTGATGGTCTTCGTCTCCCTACCCTTCACCGCGAGGACACCGCGCATCACCTCGCCGTCGGCGGAGGTCTTGATCTGCTCGAAGCTGAACGGCGGCGAGACGATGCCGCCCTCGTTTCCCTGGTGGATCTGTCCCGTGACGCACTTCCGGTTGCCCCACTGAGAATCGAAAACGTACGTCGGCGGCAGGTAGATCCCGAAGGCGTAGAAGCGCTCGCTTCCGATCGGGTCGCGGCGCGGGGTTCCGCCACCACCGACGATGGCGCGCATCACCATCTGCGCCCGCATGTCCGTGAGGTCGCTCGTCGCCTTCCAGCGGAAGAGGCACTGACCGTTCGCCACGCTCACAGTCCCCGCTTCGCCGTCCTTGTCGATGTAGAAGACATCCATGTTGAGCGGCTTGTCGAACCGCTCATCGAGGATCTTGGGAGCGGTGCCTGTTGGAGGCGGAGGCGGAGGAGGAGGCGGCGTCACCCCGCCCTCGAGCTCGGCGATGCGCGCCTTGAGCACGTTGATCTCGGCCTGGAGCGCGGCCTTCACCGTGTCGCAGCTGCGGACTAACTCCGCGACGCGTTGCGCCAGTAATAGCTCAAGCTGCGTGATCTCGTCAGGGAGGAGGACGGAGGACTTTGCACGGGCCGCGATGGCGGCGAGTTGTTCTTCAATTGTTGGCATTGGACTTCCTTCCTGGCGGGACGAGCGCCAGCTCCTTGTATCCTCGATCTCCGGTCGGGTTCCCGTATCGGTGCTGCATCTCGACGATCTTCAGCAGCTTTCCGCTGGCGTTGACGACGGCGTTTCCGACTTGCGGAGAAATGCGGCCGTTGATGAGGTCCGAGATGAGCGCGAGCATGAGCGCCGCGAACTCGCTCGCCGAGTAGACGCCGTGGTTCGAGAGCGGGACGCACTGGGCTTTCCTTCTGCGAGGCACTTGCGCGCCTCGCGCAGGAGTCTTCGCCCTGTCGCCAGAGCTTCGTCCTCGCGTCTCCGCTCCTGTTCCCTGGATTCCTGTCTTGCCGTTTCCAGACATATCTCTGTCTCCTTTCGAAGCAGATCCTTGCATGACATGGAAGGGCACCATGCCTTTCCAGTTATCTTGTCGAGTACCAAATGACCCCAACTACCCTCTGGTCCAAACCTGAGTACATCATCATGAAATGGAGGCGCAGGACTGTAAAGCGACGTTCCACATCCGGAGCATTGGATCCAGGTCCAACACGGAGGAGCTACGTACACTGATCGCCCCTGAAAGTTGTCCCAAACCAAGACAGGGGATCCTACGATCTTATAAAGACCCAGATCCTGCGGGTAGAAACCTCCACGGAATGCAAATAGGCCAATCTCGGCCAGCTCATACATGAGCTGGCTAGTCATTTGTGGTTTGTTCCAAATACAATTGAACGCTTTCAACTCCAGGATGCCAAACCATGGAATCGCAACGTCACGTGCGTACTTCATGTAGCAGAGTTCACACGTGGTGTTTCCGTGGCAAGAGATGATGATCCGCTTACGCGGAATCACGCCGTCCCCCCTGGAATGCTCGGTATCCCCAGCGCGCCCTTGAGCACCACGAACACCCCACGCGCGATGCCCGCAAGCAGAGCCTCGAAGAACTTCCCCTTCGCGGTCTGCGCCTTGAGCGCGTACCGTTGGCCCAAGGACTCACCAGCCTCCAGAAGCCATTCCAGGTCCTCCTTGGCGTTCGGGTCGCCCGCAAGCTCGCGTTCCGTGAAGAAGCTGTAATCGACAGCCATTGCATCCATCCTGCGCCGCACTTCCGGAGTGTCCCGAAGGAGCGGAAGGAAGGACGCATTCAACGCCTCGAGAAACGCTGCTCTCGCCATCTCCTTCACGTCAACGTGCGGCATGGTCTTTCACCTCCATGAGAAGAGCCTCGAACTCGTCGATGCTTCCGAGACGGTTCGCCTTCGAGCGCTCATCGAGCCGCGGGTCGTCCGTGATCCCCTTTCGAGCCGCGGCGCCCACGAGACGCCAGTGGGATTGGAGCTGCTCCGCGGCACCTTGCGGCACGGAGCAGCACCCGGAGACCATCAACATCGCCATGAGAATCAGACTTCGCATTGGTTCACTTCCTTCTCCCACGTTGCCCTGATTTAGGATGCTTCAATCCTTTGGCCTTATGGCCCTCCGCGTAGAGACTCCTTTCGTTGAACGCCAGCAATAAAACGTCCCGACCCCTGCGAGGTAGAGCACATAAGCCGATAGCGCGAGGAGCCACGAGCTCCTGAACATCTCGGCCAGCACAAAACCGACAATCGAATATCCGATGCCGTTCCACAACCCGCGGTTGTATGCCCTGCCCTCTTCCTCGTTGCTCATGCCTTGGGGCATATCACCTCCCCTCGCCCAGAACAGCCCATCGCTTCTGGAACAAGGGACCAGTCAGCATGGGATTCTGCGGGAACTCCGCCGTTGGCAGTTTGGTCCTAATTTTCCTGTGCCATGCCAGGTAATCCGCCGGCGAGTGCATCTCCTCCAGTGACGCCAGCGCCGCGAGTGTGAAGGCGCCGCCCGTGCCGGTTGAGAATGAATATTCGTCGTCCGTGGAACCTGAGAGCAAGAGCGATGCCGACGCAGCGAGAATGCGGCCCGTCGAGCGCAGGCCCGCAACAGCCTTGGCGCCCTTCAGCTTCTCGCCCTTCAAGAAGTTCTCGGGCGGCATGAAGCGAACGCGCCGCTCGCTACCCTGCGGAGACGGCGCGAACCTGGACACGCTGCCGGAAAAACACGAATCGCTGATGAAGAGGACCCTCGCGCCCATGGCACGGGTGGAGAAGATTTCCCCGAGATCGTCGTCCACGAGTGGCCCCTCCGTGAACACGTCACTCGGGCAAAGGGCTTCGTCCCTGCCGTCTGCCTCGTCGCCGTCGTCATCGGCTAGCCACGTCCCGTGGCCCGAGTAGCACAGCACTCCGAGATCCCCGTACTTGAGCTTCGCCACGAGCTCGCCGATTTCAGCGATCATGGCAGCCTTGGTCGCGGCCGAGTCGAGAAGCGTCGTGACGGTGAAGCCGCGGGCCTTCAGGGCTTCGGCCCAGCGATTTGCGTCTATGACGCAATCTGGCAATTCTGAAGAAGTGCCACTGTAGTCTATTCCTATGCAAAGCCCATGCTTGCTCATGATTCAGATCCTTTCGTTGTGAACGAAAACACTTCCTGGGAGAGACGCTTCGCTGCGATCTCGCAGTAACGTTCCTCGATCTCGATACCGATGGCCTTCCGGCCAAGGTCTTTGGCGGCACGGAGGGTGGTGCCGCTGCCCATGAATGGGTCGAGAATAACTCCGTCGCAGTCGGCTTGCTGAATGCACCATGCCATTAGCGCCACAGGCTTCTGCGAAGGGTGCAATGTTCCTTCGGAGGACCAGCGTGCCACGCCGTGCCACATTTGGCTGAACATGCGGACAGACTTCCTCGGTAGGTTTGTCCATGCAAGCTCACAGTCACCGAAACAAACCTCGGACACCTTGCCATCGCCGCGCTTGTTGAAGACGAGCCACGCTCCGTTGTCTTGCAGCCGTGAGGCAAAGTGATTGGCTCCCCAAAGCACAACACGCTTAAATCGAAGGAATGGAGCTGGGTCGAAAGGCTTATCGTCGCCAATGACTCGAGGCCAGTCCTTCCCATTGCTGCGCCAGCCTTTGAATCCGCTGTAGTCTGTGTCGAGATCCATGCCATACGGCGGGTCGGTAACGAGAACGTCTGCCTGGACGCTCGGCAGCACCTCTCGGCAATCCCCGTGGTAGATCGTGATGCCCCCGTGCTGGTAGTATGGTTTCATTCCAGGAGAACCCTTGTCGCATCCGCCACGCCTGGAGGCCGATCCTCCCACCTACCTTCCGACACGAATCGTCTCCCAGCCTCGAATACCCGCCGCATCTCGACAGGAACAAACTCCTGCGCTCCGAAGTCAAGCGGCACGTAGTCAGGTATTCTTGCAAGCCTCCAGTCCACACCGAGATCCTTCGCCGTCGCGTAACTTTGCCAGAGTGTTCCAACCGCACTGGCGTTCGCCAGGACCTCGACGCTCCTAAGCGCGATAGCGAGAAGGTTCGGCTGGACGCAGACCTCACCTACCGAGATTTGGCCGTTCAGGATGACATGGACCGTCAACTGCGCCCGGGAGCGCGCAAGCTCCAACATCGTTGCCCGCAGAAGCGCCTGCTCCCTCACTCCGCCGTCGCAGTGATGGACCCCGCCGATGTATACTGCAGGATGGAGTCCCGGCACAGAGCACGAAGCCAGCAACACAGCACGGTAGGTTTCGTAGTCCTTCGCCTTAGCAAGCGCCACCATATCCCACGCTCGCATCCGTCCAGCGTCCAGGGAGACGGTTCCAACGAACATCGCGCGGCCACCGCTCTCCGCCGCGACCCTATCGATGAGCGAGTCCGGCACCTCCCGCGCGATGAGTTCGCGGAGCGGCTTCAAGGTGGTGAGGCTATCTGAGAACGGAACAGCGAGGATGGAACGCGTGCGGAAGATGTCCGAGTTCGTCACGGTGGTGTACGTCTTGGCGAGAACCGCGTCATCTTCAGGCTGGCCCAAGAATGCATGGCTTGCGAGTAGCGCGCCAGTAGAGACACCCGTCACCACGCCATAGCGGGGCCTCTTCCCGGAGTCGCGTAGCCCCGTGAGGATGCCGGCAGTGAAAGCCCCACGGCTCCCGCCGCCAGAGATGACCAGCACATCCACGCTTGCCGCGTTCTCGAGCCGTGCCAGCGCCGCGCGCACTGTGGAGGCTTCGCCGCGCACGGCGGCCTTTGGCGGCGGGCACTCTCTTTGCGCGCAACCGACGAACGGCAGCCAGGCGCAGAGCCAGGCGAGCTTCATGGGGACTCCTTTAACTGCACTCCCAACATGCGGCGGAGCCGTGGCCACCAGCCAACGTGCTTTCTGGCTTGCTCCTGAAGTCGCTCCGCCTGCTTTCGTTCCCATTCCTTTCTCTCGTAATCGCTAATCTGCTCTTGGTAATCACTCGCTCTCTTCATGGCGCCATCGAGCGTCGTGAAAACGTCCGACTGATTCACTCCGAACAGCTCAAGCCCGCCAGTCTGGACGCCACACCGACCGTTGGAGAGGTCCCACTCAAGCAATGTTCCCTTGCCGATTTTCACTCGGCTACAGTAGTAGCCGTCCCACGACCCATCAAACGTCTTGGTCACATAGTAGACCTCGGTGCCTATCAGCGAGACGTTATCTCCAACGTGAATCACGCTTTCTCCTTCTCAACAAAGCAGCGGCTTGGCCGGCGGGACGTGGATAAGGTTGGCCTTTGGCGGGAGCCGCCGCATAACTTTCTCAGCCGTGGATTCCAACGTGGCGAGAGTGCCTTCATGCACGCGGTCAGTACCGCGATATCCCACTTGTCCATGCGCTTCTTGATCTCACCGAGCGTGATGAGCGTATCGAGCCACCGCGCGACCTTCACCATGGTGGCGGATTGCTCGCGCTCGAGGGGGGTCATCGGAACGGGTCCTCCGCAAGAGCCGCGATGGTCTTCCTCGTTCGCTGCTTCACCGCCGCCTTGACCTCATCTGTGGTCTTCAAGTCGCCCCACTTCGCCATGCCGTAAATCCGAAGCGCGAACACCATCGCCGCATCCTTGGACAGAAACGTCCCTGGGAACTTGAGACCTGTTGGTATGTGCGTGACGGTCCACTCTCCCAGGAATAAGAGGTGCTTGTGGACACCAAGACCGCTTCCGATACGTTCCCCTGCCATGCGCTTCGTCTTGTCCCCGTAAAGGATGCGGATTCTTGCCTTGCGCCACCGGAGCTTCCCAGCGTCCGCAATGAGCTTGTCACGGCGCTCGCGGGGGGTCATGGCTTCCTCAGCCCCCACACGTACCGGATCGCTACGTCGGCGCAGATCAGCTCCTCCTCGAGTCTCGGGTCAGGGAAGATTTGCCCGCGCTGCTTCCGCGTGACCGCGGCCTTCCACGCCTCGAGCTTCTCCACGGCCGCGGCGATGGCTTCGTTCCAGCCGAGCTTGTGATCGATGGACCATTGTGGGTTTGGGGTCATGGTGCTTGCCTCCCTGCCTTCCACTCATCGCCTTCCTCCGGCTCGTCCTTCAGGCTGTTCAGAACCTCCGCAAGTCCCATGGCCTGCATCTTCCAGCCGAAGGCAAGCCTCTCCATTGACAGCGCATTCATTTCCCAACGCTTTGCCTGCCATTTCAATTCCTCCTCGCGGGCATGCGCCTGCTCGAGGAGACCAGCGAGCCGCTCAGCCTCCGCCCGTGCGCGACGTAGGGCGAGCCAGGGGGTGAGGAGCCATACTGCCAAATTGACAGGCCTCAGGAATACCCCTGGCTTCGATTCTCTTTCACGATTTTTATCGGACGTGTCCGAAGTCACATCAGCCTCGCTTCGCACGGCCTGGCGGCAATCAGACCGAGTGGCGGTGGGTAACCCAGCCCGCCGCGCGATGGGTCGCGCCGGGCCGATTTCTCTCTCCACCTTTTTCATAAGAGCTCCCACCGTTTAACTCGCCCCGGGCAGCACGGCGCCACCCGGGGCATCGACCAAGATCACTCCGAACCACCGTCCTCTGTCTCGTACTCTGTCCACACATGCGCACCGTTGTCCGGGCCACCGTAGAAGCAGTCCTCTCCGCCGTAGCAATGGAGGCAGTCGCCGCAACGGTCGCAGAAATCTTCCCCGCAGACAGGCTCGGCCTCCTCCTCGCGGAGAAGGTTCACTCCGGTCTTGTCGTAGACGCGGCGCTTCATCCATCCCCCTCCGGCAGGCACGCGCGGAGCTGGGCCTCGATAGCGTCCCGCCTCTCGCTAATAGGCTTAAAGCTCCCGACATACGAGACTTGCCCAAGAGCGAAAAGACCAATCGTTTCCTCCCCGCCCAGCGCCGCCCGGCACGCGGCCTGCGCGGCGGCGAGCTGGCCCCGCGCCTCGTTCCGCTCGCGTATCGTCTCGACCAACACCGCGCCGCTCGCAAGCTCGGCGCACTTCCGGCCAAGCTCATCGGCTCGCTTCGTTGCGGCCTCAGCCTCGTCGCGGTATTTCGCATACTCGGCGGCAACCTTGACCTGGCGCTCGTAAAGTTCCCGCAGGTCAGCAACCTCGGCCCGGGCCTCGTCGCGCTCGCGGCGGAGTGTCAGCCAGTCCTCCGTGCGCCTCTGCAAGTCGTCGAGCACGCGGTCGAAGAAGGGATACTCTCCCCTGCGAATGGGCTGCTCGGGCGTAGAACCGCGACCCCCGCCCCCGGCTGACAAGCCGGCAGGCTCGGGCTTACCTCCCGAGCCTGTGGACCGAGCGGGGGCCGCATCTACAATCTTGGGTCGTTCGTCTTCCCCTCGTGGGTCAACGTCATTGGGCATCACCTCCTTGGGATTCAAAGAGCCCGGGGCCGGATTTGAACCGGCGTCTCCAGCTTTGCAGGCTGGCCCCTCGCCACTCGGGCACCCGGGCGGGGTGTAGTCCTGGGCGGCACACGCCGCCTGAAAGACAGGCCGGAATGCAGGGTGACCCCTGAATGCCATCGTGACGATCAGGCGAAGGACCTTGAGGTCTTCGGCGGTAAGCGGCCCAGCCCCGGCCGTGGGCTTCACCGTCTCCGCCGCCCCCTCGGCTAGCCGCTCGGCAGCCGTGCGGGGGGCGGGGGGACCCATAGACCTATCCCTGACACCACCGGGCATCTCCGCGCACCGTTCGATGCACCTTTCCGCGTGCTCGACCTCCTCGCGCAGGTGCGGCATGGTGTCCTCCACATGCGAGAGAAACTCCAGCGTCCGCTCGTGGAGGGTGCGGTCGGCGGTCATTGTGGTGGCCTCGCGCAAGAAGTATCCGGCTCATCCTCGGGCTTCGCATTCGGCCCGTAGAAGTCGAGGATCACCTGCTTGTCGTTCTCTGGATCGTCGCAGTCCTTGTCCTCATGCTTCCAGTAGAAGTGCTTACACTTCCAACACTGGACGGAGGGATAATCGCTCTCGCCGCCTTCGCTGACCCAGTTGGCCTTGCCACACGACGGGCAGGTGTATCGTGTCCAGGAGTCGCTCACGGCTGGCCTCCGATAACCAGGATGATTCTCTTCTCCTCTGGAATCAGCCCGAAGATTTCATCGAGCGTCGGAGCGGGCTTGTCCTTCAGGAACTCCGCACGAAGATTCTCAGGCCAAGCAAACTCGTGCGTCCAGACGGGCCTCCCAAGAGCCTTTTCGATGGCCTCGTGATAGTCACTGAATGGCATACAGAGGAGGTCGGTGAAAAGCTGGAAGCGGACAACCTCTTGCGCCGTCTTGTCCTTCCACCAGCCGCTTTTGCAAAGGGCTATCGCCTGCTCGTGCGTGATGCTCATCGCGGCTCCTCCGATCCTGCCGGCGCGGGCTGGGCGGGCTCTGAAGCAGCTCGCTCAGCCTGTGCCTTCGCAATCACAGCGCGATAGACCTTCAACTCCTTCAAGAGGGAGTGGATCGTCGTCATCTGCATGAAGAGGTCAGAAGGCATGTTGAAAATCGACTTGACGATGTGCTTCCCCACCGTGGCGATAGCCTCGTCGAGCTCCTTGTCGCTTCGTGGCTTCCCGGTCTGGTCGATCATTTCAATGCTCATCACGTCCCCTCCCCCCGCCCCGGCAGCTTCGCGGCCTCTGCGATCTGCGCCAGGCGATCCCGCGTGTTCCACGCCGCACGCGCCGTGACCGGGATCGTCACCGTCGGAGGGTCAACGGTCGCATCGATGATCGCCGTGTGCCAAGGGCAAGGAAGCGGGTAGCCGCACATGAGCTTCGCGCAGTCCCTATCCGGATGGCGGCAGGTCAGTCGATTAGCCATCGCTCGCCCCCTTCGGCCCGATGGCGGCGCGCGTGTGCTCTCGAATCGTGTAGAGCGCGCGGTGGAACTCAGTGTGAGCGTCATCGCCAACGCGAGAGTAGGCGCTGTCCGCCCTGTCATGGACAGAAGCGAGTGTCAAGCTAAGTCGCCCAATCTCCTTGTCGCGCTCGATGGCAGCGGCTCGCAGGTGATCCCGCTCGCCCTCGCACTCCAAGAGCCACCGCTTGTAGTCGGCGATCTCCTCGTCCTTCAAGCGCTCGACGTTGCGGATCGCTCGCACCATGACGTACACGGCCGAGGCGCTGATGACAGTTGCGCTCTTATCCTCGTGAGCTATGCAGTTCCCGCTGCCATTTGGGACGGGCTCGATTCGCACCCCGCCACGTTCCAGGGCGGCATCGTCAGGTGTGGTCACTTCGCCCCCTCCCTTGCCCGCTCGAACTCCGCGCGCATCCGCCGCGCCTGACGCTTCGCCTCGTGCGCACTCGCCGCCTCGACCTCGTACTCGACAGAGCCAGGCCACGGAGCCGCCTCCAGCCGCCCGAGGACCGCCAGGACCTTGCCGCCCTCGAGCCAGGCGCAGACGTGGTAGGTTTTGGGTTTGCCGTAGGGGCTCATGACGTGCCTCCCCCAATTACAATTCCTATCCTCAGCGCCTCGAGCCACACGAGCGCCCAGAGCGGCCAACGAAGGACCCTGGCCGCATACTTGACGGTCTCCCACGCGAGCTTCTTTCGGTAGAGCGGCAAGAACGCGTCCTTCTCCGCCGGGGTCATCTTGTTCCAGCCGGCAGCGTCCAGCTCGTTCATGAGGTCAGCGATACTTTCAAATCCGCCTCGGCTCATGGCTCCTCGCACTCAGGACACACACAGCCGCGTCCTGCCGGCATACACTCCGGGCAACCATTACGAGCACACTCCGGGCACTCAAAGATGAACTGTTCCTCGGATGACTTGCCGCAGAATGGGCAGGGCTTCCAGAATGTCGGCCGCGGCAAGGCAGGTGGAAGTTGCGCCTTCTTTTTCTTTGTGGCCTTCTTGGTAGCGCTCATGACAGCCCCTTCGTCGCCACAGCAATAGCCTTCCGCACGACGGCCGGCGTGGCGGCGCGGAGGGCGTGCAGGTAAGCATTCTCAGTAGCTGTCTCAAATAAACACATTCGCTTATCTCCAGCTTCAGGGGAATACCATGCAGGGCTGTCCACCTCTGGTAGCCGCTTAACTGCGGCCAACAATGCAGGTCAGCCAGCGCCTTTTCTATTTACGAAATACTCCGCATCCTTCCCGCAGCAAATCGGCGTCTTCTTCTCCAGGTGCCAGCGGAGCCGCAGCTTGTCCGCGCGCGGCAGGGCGGAGAAGGCGGTCGTGAGAATGGAGAGGGACGAGCGGGGGGTCATGACATGCTCCTCAGCATGAGCATGTGAACGGTGCTCCTTTCCATTCCGGAGAGGCAACCCCCGTCAGCTCCGTGAACGCCTTCCAGAACGGCGCACCAAACTCAACGTCCTTGTAGCCCTCGGTGTTGTCGTACTCGTACTCGCTGCCGCCGCTCTCCGCGTGCAGGAGCGCGGCGTCCATCATTCGCTCGAAGGAGATGCCGCAGCCGTCCGCCGCTTTCTGGATGACCGCCTTCGCTTTCTCCTCCGCTGTCAGCTTCGGGGCTTTTGCCTTCTTCGCCACCGGCTCGTCGGCCTTGCCAGTGAACAGAGGATGCTCCCACTCGTGCCGCATCCCGGTGATGGTCCCGGGGAAGAGGAGCAGCCAGAACCGTTGTCCAGCCGGGACGCCGTGCGTCAGGAACGGGTCTACGATTCCGATGGTGCGCTCTATCGGCACGTCGCCCACCGTGCCCGCGTCCGTCTGGCCTACTCGCTGACCGGGGTAGAGCGTCTCGGCCGCAATGGCTGGAGCGACGGCGACGTGGATGGCGTCCCGTGCCGCGTCGGTGGTGATGAGCTTGCCGAGTTCTGGGCTGTTACCGCTCATGGGGCTCCTTTCAGCAGGGCACGGAAGGCGCGGGTGAGGGTGGCGAGGGGGGAGGAGTGGATCATATACTCTGCACGGCGCGCCGTGCCGCCTCCCTGATTTCCTTTGCGGCTTGGTCGTAGCCCTTCTCGAACTCCCCCTCTGCGGCCTTCTCGATGGCGTCCGCGACTTCTCGCGGGGTTGGGCCAACATCGTCCCAAGAGAGACAGCCGTTTACCTCGTGGGACGGCAGGAACTGCCGAAGGGTCAAGATGATTCCACGCTGGCGCGGGGTGAGCGATTCATAGTTAAGCATGAGGGTGGCGATGGGGGTCATGGCTCTATCTCCCGAAATACCGCGTACCCCGCGAGCGCCACGAGGAGGAGGATGATGAAGACGCCGAGGAGGAAGCGGGTTAGGTCGGCCATCAGTCCACCTCCACAAGAATCACGTCCACGCCGTTCGCCTCTCTGCCGCGACCCGGGATTCTTTTCCAGCCATTCGCCCAATGCCAACTCAGGTGGCACGATATACAGAGCGTCTTCAGGTTGGCAGCGTCGAGGTTGAATCGGTTGCCATCGACGTGGTGAACCTGGAGTCTTGTGGTGGTCCCACATGCTTCGCAGGCGTCTTTCCTAAAGCGCCGCGATCTCGCGCAGAGGGCTGACTGGCTCGGGTTGCTATGGATCTTGGCCTTCGCATAGCAAGCCCGATCGCAGAACTTGTATTTGCGAAAGAGCGCCAAGGACATCAGCAATCCTCGGCTCCGCTTGCGCACGAGTCTCTGCCCACAATAGGCGCAGACCTTAAACGGATCCGGCTTCCGAGGCGTCGGCATTAGTCCATCTCCACTAGAATTACATCCACGCCATACAACTGCTTAACCTGCTCCCTGTCCCTGCGGAACCTATCAAGCGAGCCACGAGGACCGCCGCGCCCCTTCACGTCCTCAATCACGATGGCCCCCGAGGAGCTGACGACGAGGAAGTCCGCCCTGTAGACGACTCCGGCCAGGTCGAAGACGGGTTGGCGCAGGAACCACCGGATGATCCCGCGAGCCTTTGCCGCCTTGAGCTCGCGGTAGCGCTTCAGCTCCGCCTTCGAGCTGAAGGTGATTCCGTCCTCGGTCCGCTCCGTGGCCTTCGAGCGCCGATACCAGCCGGTCCGACGCTTCGGCTTGAGCTTGGCGAGGTCCTTGGCTTTGAAGACAGTTTGCGTCACGGCGCGGCCTGCGTTTCAGGTGGATGGGTTTTAGCCGCGGAGTCATCCGGGATTCCCGTACGGGCCTTCGCCTCCCTCCATTCCGCGCGGCGCTCCTCCTCGGTCATTGGAGCCTCCCGCTCAACCTCCCGCTCATACTCCCGCTGCCGGCGGCGCCGCTCCTCGTCCCGCTGGCGAAGCACCTCCTCGTAGTCATCCACGGGCCCCTTCGCCGGCCCTTCGGCGAGGACCGCGCGGAGGTTCACCCCCTGGCGGACGAGCGTCTTCAGGTACGCGGTTCGGTCCTTGGCCCCATGGAAGAACTCGGGCCGCCGGTGGAGCTCCTCGAGGGCGGCGAGGTCCTCGGGTCCGAAGCCCCCCTGAACGAGCGCCAGCGCCTCGCGAGCGCCGAAGCCCCAGGTCCCCCGGAGCGCCACGAGGACCCCCGCGCCTTGGGGGTCGGGTCCGGAATCCCCTTCCGAAAAAACCACCCCGCCGCCCCCTCCGCCGGAGGGGGTAGGGGGTGGTTCTTCTGGCGATGGCGATGGCGGTGGCGGTGGTATGCTACCAGTAGGCTTGGTGGCCAGCTTGGTGGCCAGCTTGGTGGCATGCTTGGTGGCATGCTTGGAGTCTCCAAGGCGCAGCCGTGCCGTAACTTGGCCTCCCTTGCGGCCTCCCTCGACCCGACGCCTGAGAGCCTCGAGTTCCTGGCGGTAAAACTCCTCGCATTGATCGTTAAAGATGGCCCCATTTTTTTCAGTAAAGAACTGGTTAATCCCGGGCAGTCCAGGCCGAC